GCATCAGCTGTATTTATGATGGCTGTAGATTCTTTTCATTTACAATTTGATGTAGATGAAGCTTGGATAAACTTATTAAAAACATTGCTGGTAACAGTTTACGTAGCATACTTCGGAAGTCGTGGTGCTGAAAAAATAACAAAAATAAATAAATAAACATGAAAGGTTTAGAAGGAAATATGATGGCTCAACCAAGAGTGTTTGGGCATGATGCTGCAACAGTTACAGCTGGAGCAATAAATACAATAATACCAACTATACAAGCTGTTGAAATAACTGCCAATGGAACAGGTTATACTCAATCAGATGTAGGTGATGAAATAACTCAAGCAGGAGCTACAGTACCTTCTGGTGGTACAGGCATAGAAGTAGAAATAACTAGCGTAGATGCTGATGGTGGCGTAGGTTCTGTTAAAATATCAGGCGGACATGAAGGTAGTGGTTATGATATAGGTAACGTAATTACTCTTAGTTCTCCAGGAAGCGGTGGTTCAGGACTTAAATTAAAAGTATTAGCTAATGGTTTAACTTTACCAGGTTTATCAGTCGAGGATAGAGGAGCTGTTATATATAATGGAAACGCAGCGCAAAGTGTTGAAATAATAACAGAAGCAGGTAATGCAGTAACATTTCCATTGGTGCAACCAGGGACAGTTGTAGGAGATAAAGTTCCTATTTTAGCAAAAGGTGTTATATCGGGATCAAATTTGATAGCGGTATACTAAATAAAACAAAACAAACAATCAAATCAAATTAAATGAGTAAAAAAGTAAATAAAATAAATAAAAAACAATTAGAGATAATAAAAGAACAACAACTTAAAAATTCTCAATTAAACCAAAAAATAGGTATAATATCTAGACAATACCACGCTGTACTACACGAGTCTTCAGAACTAGATAAAGTTATTGATGAAACTAAAAACGAGTTAGAAGCCGAATATGGTGCCGTAAATATCAACTTAATGGATGGCACATATACTTTTATAGAGCAAGATGTCTAAAATAAGAAAAATTAGTATAGGTTCTGATTATAAAAATGATGCTATGCATTATTCTTTAGGTCAAGAGGTCTATGGTGGGCATATTATTAGTGATATTATTTTTGAAAATAAAGATAATTCTTACAATATTTTTATAACTAAAGATAACGAAGTTTTACCTTGGAAAAAGTTTAACTCTAATATGTCAATATCTGTAGAGTATCATTTATCATATTAATGAAAAGCTTATACAGCTTTATTGTCAAGCCTTTAAAAGAAAGATACGACAATATACGACAAGTTAATGGTAATAACCTTATTATTAATACTAGTATTGAAGACCATAGATTTATTAGTAAAAAAGCTGTAGTAGTCTCAACTCCTGCAGCTTACAATACTAAAATAAAAATAGGAGATGAATTATATATTCATCACAATATATTTAGAAGATGGTATGATCAAAAAGGTAAAGAAAGAAATAGCTCAACTTATTTTAAGGATGATTTGTACTTTGTTTTACCTGATCAAATTTACATGTATAATTTAAAATCACATTTAAATTATTGTTTTATAAAACCACTTAAAAATCAAAGCTTTCTAGATAATAGAAAAGAACAACCTAATGTTGGTATTGTTAAATATACTAATACATCATTAGAAGCCATAGGAATAGCACCTGGGACACTTATTACGTTTACCCCAAACTCTGAGTTTGAGTTTATTATAGAAGGTGAACGACTTTATTGTATGAAATCAAATGATATAGCTTTAACTCATGAATACCAAGGAAACGAAGAAGAAAATAATCCAAGCTGGGCAAAAAGCAGTTGAGGAACTTATTAAAGTAGCAAAAGAAAAAATCGTAGACTCAGACGACGACGTAAGCGCTGATAGGTTGAAAAACGCTGCCGCAACAAAGAAATTAGCTATATTCGATGCTTTTGAAATACTTAACCGTATGCAAATAGAAGAGGACATGCTAAATGAAAAACCTAAAGAAGTCAAAATAGAAAAAACTTTTAAAGGTTTTGCAGAAGGGAGAAGCAAGTGAGTTACGAGCAAACTCTTTGGAAAGAAATTAAGGACATTGTAAACCCTAAGATATTAGCTAAAAACAATAGATTTAAAAAATGGGATTATGGTTATAATTCTGATTATGATTTTATATGTATAAGTAAAACTGGAAAAATTGGACAAATCATTGAAATACAAAATCTCAGGATTGCTTTACCAGCAGCAGATGAATCGTTTAAACGAAGTAAAGAAAAAGCGGAACAATACTGGGAAAAGGCAGAATATCCAAAAGAGCTAAGTAGAATTAAAAGTAGATTTGACTGGGAAGAATATCCAGCTGAGTTTAAAGAAAAATGGTACGATTATATTGACAATGAATTTACTAGACGAGAGCAAGGATTTTACTTTTATAACAATGGTACTCCTACTTACATTACTGGCACTCATTACATGTACTTGCAGTGGTCAAAGATTGATATTGGAGCGCCAGATTTTAGAGAAGCAAATAGACTCTTCTTTATATTTTGGGAAGCATGTAAAGCAGACTCAAGATGTTATGGAATGTGCTACCTTAAAAACAGAAGATCTGGATTCTCTTTTATGTCAAGCGCAGAGCTTGTTAACCAAGCTACAATATCTTCCGATGCTAGGTTTGGAATACTTTCCAAGTCTGGAGCGGATGCCAAAAAGATGTTCACAGATAAAGTTGTACCCATATCAGTTAACTACCCGTTCTTTTTTAAACCCATTCAGGATGGTATGGACCGGCCGAAAACTGAACTGGCTTATAGAGTACCAGCCTCAAAGCTTACTAGAAGAAAGCTTGAATCTAATGAACAGCTCAGGGAATTAGACGGACTTGATACAACTATTGACTGGAAAAACACAGGCGATAACTCCTACGATGGTGAAAAGCTAAAGCTACTAGCCCACGATGAAAGCGGTAAATGGGAAAGACCTGATAATATATTAAATAACTGGAGAGTTACAAAAACTACACTACGTCTAGGATCAAGAATCGTAGGAAAGTGCATGATGGGCTCTACTTCAAACGCGTTAGATAAAGGTGGAAATAACTTCAAAAAATTATACTATAATTCAGACGTTACAGAAAGAAATAGAAACGGACAAACTTCTTCTGGACTCTATAGCTTGTTCGTCCCTATGGAGTGGAACTACGAAGGATTCATTAATACTTATGGACTACCTGTCTTCACTGTCAAAAAAAATAAAGTCAAAGGAATTGACGGTTATGACATTACAACAGGCGTTGTTGAGCACTGGGAAAACGAAGTTGAAGGATTAAAAAGAGATCAAGACAGTTTAAATGAATATTACAGACAGTTTCCAAGAACTGAGGCTCACGCTTTTAGAGATGAGTCTAAACATAGTTTATTTAACTTAACTAGAATATATCAACAAATTGATTATAATCATGAAGCGGGTAATGACAAAGCTGTAACAGAAGGTAATTTTCAATGGGCCAGCGGTGTTAAAGACACCAATGTAAGTTTTGTTCCTAATAAAAACGGTAGATTTAAAATAACTTGGGTACCACCTAATAATTTACAAAATCAAGTGATACTAAGAAATGGATACAAGTATCCTGGTAATGAACATCTTGGAGCTTTTGGATGTGATAGTTATGATATTAGTGGAACTGTGGATGGCAAAGGTTCTAATGGTTCTTTACATGGATTAACTAAATTTAGTATGGAAAACGCTCCACCTCATCATTTCTTTTTAGAGTATATATCAAGGCCTCAAACAGCTGAAATATTTTTTGAAGATGTACTGATGGCTTGTGTTTTTTATGGTATGCCTTTACTTTGTGAAAATAACAAACCAAGATTATTATACTATTTTAAACGTAGAGGTTATAGAGGTTTTTCAATGAATCGTCCTGATAAAATTTGGAACAAGTTGTCTACAACAGAGAAAGAAATAGGTGGAATACCTAACTCAAGTGAAGATATTAAACAAGCTCATGCAGCTGCTATTGAATCTTATATAGAAAATTACGTAGGATTTTTAGACAACAACACAGGTGATATGTATCATCAGAAGACTCTAGAGGATTGGGCAGCTTTTGATATAAATAATAGAACAAAACACGATGCTTCTATAAGCTCTGGTTTAGCTATTATGGCTTGCAATAGGAATAAATACATTCCTACAGCTAATGTTATTAAAAACAAAGTTAACTTAGGTATAAAAACTTATGATAACAAAGGAAATTTATCTAAAATAAACGAATAAATGCAAATACAAACTTATAATGGTAGTTCTTTTCCAGACCAGGTAGTACCTGACGAGGTCAAAGATAGCTTAGATTACGGAAGACAAGTTGGTAGAGCTATTGAAGGTGATTGGTTTAGTGGTACTAGATCAGGAGTATCTGGAAGATACAATACGAACTACAACAACTTTAGAAATTTAAGACTTTATGCTAGAGGAGAACAATCAGTTCAAAAATACAAAGATGAATTAGCTATAAACGGTGATTTGTCTTATTTAAATTTAGACTGGAAACCCGTACCTATAATACCTAAGTTTGTTGATATAGTTGTTAATGGCATGGATGGTAAGCTATATGATATAAAAGCTTATGCTCAAGATCCAGAGTCTTTGAAGAAGAGAACTAGATATGCTGAGACAATATTAAGAGATATAAACTCTCAAAAACTTATTCAACAAATAAAGGAAGTGTCTGGCATGGACTTACACAGTACAGCTAATCCTGAAGATTTACCTCAAAATCAAGAAGAGTTAGATTTGCACATGCAACTTACTTATAAACAATCCATAGAAATAGCAGAAGAAGAAGCTATTAATAATACTTTAGCTTTTAACAAGTATGATTTAACCAGAAGAAGAACTGCCGAAGATTTAGTCGTACTAGGTATAGGTGCTGTTAAAACTAGTTTTAATCTATCTGAAGGCGTAACAGTTGACTATGTCGATCCTGCTGACTTAGTTTATTCATATACAGATGATCCTAATTTTCAAGATATATGGTACGTTGGAGAAGTTAAGTACGTTAGCTTAAATGAACTTAAAAAAGAATTTCCAGGTTTAACTGAAGAAGAAATGGAAACTATACAGAAGTATCCAGGGAGTAAAAGTTATAACTATCAATTTAATGGAAGGCAAGACAATAATAGTATTGCAATTGTATATTTTGAATATAAAACTTATCAAGATCAAGTTTTTAAAATAAAAGAAACTGCTACTGGGTTAGAAAAAACATTAGAAAAGCCTGACACATTTAACCCACCTAAGACTGATAAATTTGATAGAGTTTCAAGATCTATAGAAGTTTTATACCATGGCGCTAAAGTATTAGGACATGATATGATGTTAAGATGGCAAGTCGCTAAGAACATGGTTAGACCAGAAGCTAATGTTGTTAAGGTTAATATGAGTTATAATATATGTGCTCCAAAAATGTACAAAGGTAGAATAGAGTCTTTAGTTGGGCGTATGACAGGTTTTGCTGATATGATACAATTAACGCATTTAAAACTTCAACAAGTTTTATCAAGACTAGTTCCTGATGGTGTTTATTTAGATGTTGATGGACTTGCGGAAGTAGATCTTGGCAATGGTACTAATTATAATCCTGCTGAAGCTTTAAATATGTACTTCCAGACTGGTAGTATACTAGGTAGGTCTATGACACAAGATGGTAATATGAATCCTGGTAAAGTGCCTATACAAGAACTTCAAACGGGCTCTGGCGGCGGTAAAATGCAATCACTAATACAAACTTATCAGTATTATTTACAAATGATGAGAGATGTTACTGGACTTAATGAAGCTAGAGACGGAAGCCAACCAAATAAAGATTCATTAGTTGGATTACAAAAACTTGCGGCAGCTAATTCTAATACAGCTACCAAACATATAGTTCAAGCAAGTCTATATTTATCAGCTAGAACATGTGAAAATATATCATTAAGAATAAATGATGCTTTAGAGTTTCCACTAACAAAAGAAGCATTAAAAAACAGTATTAGTTCTTACAATGTAGGAACTTTAGAAGACATGTATCAATTAAACATGTTTGAATTTGGCATATACTTAGATTTAGTTCCTGATGAAGAAGAAAAAGCTCAACTAGAAAATAATATTCAAGCAGCTTTAAAAACAAATACAATACACTTAGAAGATGCTGTAGAAATAAGAGATATAAAAAATCTTAAGCTAGCTAACCAGTTTTTAAAATTAAAAAGAAAACAAAAAGCAGCAGAAGATCAAAAGGCTCAGCAAGCTAATATACAAGCCCAAGCAAACGCTAATGCTGAAGCTTCTGAAAGATCTGCAGCAGCTGAAATGCAAAAACAACAAGCGCTAGCAGACACCACGCTGCAAATTGCTCAAGGTAAGTCTAATTTTGAAATAAATAAGATGCAACAAGAGTATGATATGAAAAAGCAAATGATGGAAATGCAGTTTTTATTTGATAAAGAATTGAAACAAATGGAAATAGACAAGCTAGGTTCTAAAGAAAAAATGATAGAAGATCGTAAAGACGATAGAACTAGACTAGAAGGCACTCAGCAAAGTGAAATGATACAACAAAGAAATTTAGATTTACCACCTATAGATTTTAATCAAGGTGGTCAAGCACAAGACTCGATGCCTCAA